GAAGAGCTTGTTCTTGACGCCTGATTCCGAGCGTCCAAGCTCAGCGGAGATTTCCTTCATCGGCCGACCCTGCCTGTATCTGATTTTCAGGGTGTTGATCTCGGCCTGCGACCATGCTCTCGTCCTTGGTCCCGCTTTGCCAAGGTCGGCGGCCTTCTTCTGTTTGTACCAGTCGAATCTTCGGAACAGTGTATCGTCCGTGATTCGTGTCGCGTTCCAGTCTTCCGGGTGCTTCCGCATGTACGCCAGCAGCTCTCGCTGTGTGACCATCAGGAAGATGCCGCGCTTCTGAAAATGAAAACCTTTCTGCTTCCATTTCTTTTTCAGCGTCCGGTGCGAGATTCCGGTGAGCATCTCGACCTGGTGCATCGTCATGTTCTCGGAACCGGAAGGGTACGCGGTGACTCCGCGCCTGCTCAGCATGACGCGGACTGATTGCTGCGACCGGCCGAGGCGCCGCGCTATGTTCGCGTTCGGGACCTGCGTCGCGAGCTCGTCCAAGAGCGCGAGTTCTTCATTCGTCCAGCGCCTCCCGCCCATCAGAACGTTGTGGCCCCGTTCTCGTACTTGCGGAGCTTCTCGCGCAGGTGCTCATTCTCGGTTTTGAGCGATTCGCATAATGTCCGCAGCTCGTAGATTTTTCCATCCTGTTCCTTATTGATGTCTTTCAGACGGTCGACCTCATGAATCAGGTGACTGCGCTCCGTTTTTTCTGATGCCAGTTCTCTGACCAGATCGCGGTATTCTTCCAGCGTGATCACGACACCGAGCTCCTCTCCGTTGAGGTAATTCTTCAGGTGCCGGTTCTCGTACGTGTCGCCTTCTTCCGCCTTCTTTCTGATGATGTTGTTCGCAATCCTTTTTCTACTTTCTTTTGCCGGTTCAGAGACCAGCACGACTTTTGTTGTGCCTTCCATGCTTCCTCCTCGTTTAAAAATATTCTCTCCAAGAATCGACGACCGTTTTGGCCATGTCCTCTTTTTTATTGAGCGCCTTGCTTATCTGCTCATCGACCGTCTTGGCTACCACCAGATCGATGTACGTGCAGGTATTTCTCTGTCCGATGCGGTGGATCCTCGATAAGCTCTGACTGTACGTTGCGTAATTAAAATTTTTACTGTAGTACACACAGGTGTCCGCCGCTGTCAGAGTGATTCCGGTGCCTGCGGTATCGATCTGTCCAATAAAAAGGACCGTTCCTGGGTCTTCCTGAAATTGCGCAACGATGGCACCACGGTCTTCTTTTTTGATTGCTCCGTAGATGGCGACGGCCTGCATGCCGGCAGGCAGCTCCTTCTCCGCGAGATCAATGATCGCTTTGACCTCAGCGATGAACCGAGCAAAAACGACCAGCTTCTTTTTTCCTTCGACCACGTAGTCCTGGATGATGTCCGCGAGCGCGTCCAGCTTCGATCTGCTGACCTGCTTCGGACGTTCCGCGTCGTCCTCGACAAGGAATCCACCGGTGAGCTGCTGCAGGCGCAGGAGCTTTGTGAGCACCGTCGTCGCGGTAATCTTTCCGCCCGATTCGAGCTCCGCGTAGCTGTCGCGCCTGATTCGGTCGTACAGTTCCTTCTCCTTCTTATCCATCTCAATGGTCCGGGTGATGAAGGTCTGCTCCGGTAGGTCGATAGCTTCCTCCTTCGTGATTCGGTACGCGATCGAATGCTCCTTTTGGATCAGTCCGTCGAGGTCCTTGTACCCGATGATCTTCTTGTTCAGGTACCCGCCCATGATCGCGTATCTGCTCCGGAACGCGTAGTAGTTGCTACCGAACACGGAAGCGTCCAGGAACCGGTACTGGCTGTAAATGTCGATCGCGTCGTTTTGGACCGGAGTGCCTGAAAGGATGAGCTTGTACCGGGCACTGTCGCCGAGCTGGTGGATCGCCTTCGACTGCGACGCGTTGTGGGTCTTTATTCGCTGACTCTCGTCGCAGATGATCATGTCCGCGTCGTAATTCTGCAAAGCCTCGAAGATTCCCTCGCGCCAGGTGCTCTCGTAATTGATCACCGCGACCTTGAGCGCTTTGAACGGATAATGCTGCAGGTCGTTCAGTGCTCTGAGCCGGTGCGCCTTGTCGCCAAGAAGCGTCTTTACGACATACTTAAACGCCGCACAAGAGCTCAGTTCTGATGGCCATACGGCAACGACCGAAGTCGGCGCGATGATAAGCACCCGCTGGATGAATCCCTTCTGATATGCTGCGCCCGCGATGGCAATCGCCGTCAGCGTTTTCCCGCATCCCATCTCGAGTTAGGCGCTACTCAAACAAAAGTCCAAACCCTTTATGAGTGTCTTTTGTTTTCATAGTTCACATCACCCCCTTCCCTATATCCTCCGGTTCGATAATTCCAAAAGTCAGCAGCGCCATGTTCGCGGCTCTTACCTGATGCCGGTACAGTTTTTTCTTTACCGGGTACTTCACCAGCGGGACCGGGTTCTCACAGATGCGTTCGTGATCGACCGCGTCCTGGACCGCATTGACCCGCTTGCGTTCTTCTTCAATGTAGGGCGGGAGGCGTACCATCTTTGCGAGTCTGTTCAAACTGTCTCTGTTCGCGGGGCCCTTCATCATCTGGGCCGACTTGATCCACCGGAAGGTGCCCCAGCTCCTAATAACTGAAAGCTGGACTTGATCGGCTTCCTTGATGTAAAGGACCCCGTCCACCATTTTCATTAACATTCTTTATCCACAATCTTATGCACATGGGAGCCGTCAGAAAGTTATCCACAATCATGCGGGCTTTTGCCCGGGTTCCCTGCTGCCATTGTTTTCCCCTTTCCGGAGGCCCGCTGCCAGCTCAGCCAGACATATTGCCGTTAACCGTTCACCAGCTTTTTCGCTCAGTCTGACTTCCAGCTTTATTTCTGACTTTCCGTTCATTAGGTCCTCCTTTTCTCTAATATTTCAATTTTTACTTTGACTTCTGCTTCGCCATCTGGCATGCTCTCTAGGCTTCTTGGGTCCGTGTCTGAGACAGTTTCTCCGAAGTGGTGAAAAACTGTCTGACATGCTCCCTGAGTATCCTTTGGGGTTGCCGTATGCCATTAGCCTGCAGTGCGGTTTTTTCATACCCGCTGCGCCGTCTTGATGCGACCCGTAACCAGTCCGGTCTCAGCGCATTCTCTCTTCTGGTGACGCCTCCGAGCAGCCATTATTTTTACTTGGGCTCGCGCTCTCCCTCCCAATGACGACGGTGATCTGCAGGCACCAGATACAGCCCGCCGAGCGAGCTTATCTGCGGCGGCCTCGCCACACCTATGGTTGTTTCGGTCCGGTTCGATCGAACCCCGCTGTCCATGCTTCCAGCGCTCTATTCAGTTTGTGCTGGCCCGGGCTCGCGCTCAGGCCAGCTTGGTTGCCGCGAGGGTTGCGTTAACCCCAGCGAGGAACGATGTGATCGCGAGGTCCAGAGTCTCTTTCTGATCGCTGTTCAGGCTTTTGACCACGTCGACAATGCCGGCAGACTTCGCTTCTTCAATAACAGTTACAGGATCGTTTCTTTCCGTTTTTGCCTGTGAAAGCTCGGTTACATCTGCGTTCGGTCTTTTCACTTGACTCACCTCCTTTTCGGTAGCTTTAAACCATTCCATGGTTTATAACCATATCTTAACATGTGACTTTTTTTTCTGCAACTGGTTTTTTAGTTTTTAATCATTTAATTGGTTGCGTAACTATTTTTATTGTAGTAAAATGTCCGTGAAAGGAGGCGAATATATGCACGAAAGAGTAAGAATGCTTCGAACCATGCTTAAACTCACGAGGGTTGCATTTGGATTTAAACTCGGCGTCAGCAGCGATGTAATCAATAACATCGAGCGCGGTCGAGTTCCGTTAAAAGAACCCTTGCTGAAACTGATCTGCTCAGTGTTTAACGTGAATGAAGCGTGGCTCAGAACAGGAGAAGGCGCGATCTTTGCTGAGATTCCAGAATCAGAACTGGATATTCTCCTTAAGACTCACAACCTGACTCGTCAGGATTACGCGATAATCCAGAAATTTGTCAGCGCGCCTCCGGAAGTTCGAGGTGTCCTGGAGGCATTCATCGTTGAAACCGCAAATGCAATCCTGAATGCGGAAAAAGCTGCACCAGCGGAGACGGTGATCCTGAACGCGGCGCATGAGCGCACCGACCGGGAAAGCTCCGAGGCGGAAAGAGCCCACGACAACGCTTTACTTGATAATTGGGAAGGGAATGAATGACCTACGATGAATTATTAGTGGAAAGCGACGAGGCGGGCCTCGACACGAGGGAACTTCCTCTAATTGCGTACGACGGTCGCATCAAGGGCCGTCGTATTGCGATTAGGGCCAGCATCCCCACCCTGAAACAGAAAGGGTGCGTGCTTGCCGAGGAACTGGGTCACTATCACACCTCTTGCGGGGATATTCTGCAGCAGTGCTCCGGTGCGGATCGCCTGCAGGAGATGAGGGCTCGTCGCTGGGGATTTGACCACATGATTGGTCTTGATGGAATTTTGCGGGCATACGAGGCCCGCTGCCGTTCTGCTTACGAAATGGCAGAGCTTTTGGACGTCACTGAGGACTATCTGAATGAAGCACTGGATTACTACCGTGGCCGCTACGGAACGTCGCCGGTCCGGTACCGGAGCTATCTCATCTATTTTTCTCCTCTTGCCGTCATTAAACTTTTGAGCGATTAAAACAAAAAGTCCCAGGGCAGTTCCCTGGGACCGATTTCTATCTGGAGGTGTGTATGCGTATTTTCTGTTATGGCAGAAAGTCGGTTTTTTCTGAGAAATCGGATTCTGTCGATAACCAGCTCCGAATGTGTCACTCGTACTGTGATAGTCACTTTTCGGATCAGGAGCGCTCCTTTACCGATTTCTCCGATGAGGATTTCTCCGGGAAGAACACGGACCGACCAGACCTGCAGCGCATGATGGACCGGATCGGTCGCGGGGAGGCCGACGCGCTCGTCGTCTACCAGCTTGACCGTCTGACCAGGTCCGTTCGTGATTTTTCGAATCTGTATCAGCAGCTCTCCGATCATGGCGTCGACTTCATCTCCGTCCGTGAATCCATCGATACCTCGACTCCGATCGGGCGTGCAATGATGTACATCATCGTGATCTTCGCGCAAATGGAGCGCGAGACCACCGCTGCCCGCGTCGCCGACAACATGCTCGGCCTTGCCAGGAAGG